GCTATCTGAGTAAATCCACCTTTATTGTTCTGAATAATACGCCATGGATAAACGTTTCCTCTCCACCAGAATCCTTGGCCTCTGCGGAATTCAACTTCCCAAACAGTATAATCTTGCATGACAATTTCAAACTGTACTTTGACGTAATCTCCATCAGGATCTACTTCATAATAGTTCTTGACATGCTTAACTTTTTCAATTTCATCGACGATTTGGTCAACTATTTCTTCATAATTCATTTGCTACCTCAAATGTATATTTAAATCATATATTTTATTTATTAAAGAAGCAATATTTTTAAATTTATCAGAATGGACATATTCACCTTGAAACATTAATTTATTATAGGTTTCAATATCTCCATCATCTTTATACCATAATGCTTGTTTAATATCTGATTGAGGTATCTCAGACATAATTTTATAATGTATCATTTCATGAACTAATGTAGATACATATTCTTTTTTAGTTCTTTCATAATTATCAGCAATCTTTATATGACAATTATCAATTCCTTTTGGAGTTATATCATAATAGAACTCACCATAATTTACATTATTAGGTTCAAATTCAATAGGAATTTCTTTTAATTCATCATTAAAATACAGATGATTGCATTCTGCGAACATCATCTGTAGATTTAAATCTTTAGGCTGAACTATTTGTGCAGCTCTTCTTTTATCATTTGCAAATTTCATATTAATAAGAATCAAAATCACGCCAGGAACTTGTCATAAAATCTTTATATGATTTGGTATAAGTAGTTCCATTATAATCAACTTGGATTTGTCCTGAATTATGTGATATAAGTTTTACTTTTATAGGACAACATTTTCTAACTTCTTCTATCTTTGTATAATAATACTCTCCATCAATTAAAGTAAAACCATATCTTGCATAATCTCTTGCGTCACATTCAGGACATCTAACCATATTAAACCTCTTTATTCATGAATGTATTGTTCAATAAATGCATACACATACTTTGTAGGAATATCTGTAATTGGTCCATCACTTGTTTGAATACGCACTGCTTCTGGATGTATCTTAGCAGTCTTAACTAATTCTGCCTTTCCAAAAGGTGTTAACCAAGTAATATATTCCCAAGGAGTTTCTTCTTTACGAGCATCTACACGAACATGATTTGTAAATTTATCTTTCTTTACTGCTTGATGTAATGCATCTTTTGCATTTTCATCTGAGCCCTTATAAATGTTCGATACCTTAGAATTCTTTACTCCAGATTTATTTATAATTACGAAATCTGTAGGTTCACCATGGACGAATTTCTGTGCATAACACTGTAGGCCTAAAATCTTAAATTGGACAGAACGGTTTTTATATTTTTCAAACCATATTTCTGCAGGCTTCTTAGGCTTTTCAGCTTTATGTTCTGCATCCTTTGCACCAAGTACTTTTACTTCTGCATATTCATCAGCACGAGTCCAAGCATGCTTTAATTCATCTACCTTATAATCAGGAATAGTTGCAGTTATCTCATAAAAACCTTCTTCACCATCATGGTCATCACGCAATCTAAAATTAATTTCATTTCTTATAGATGAACCATTATAATCAGCTTTTAATTTATCAACCATTGTTTGTGCTGCATTATATGAAGCAGATCTTAAATTATCAAACCAATCTGTTTCATACTTATAACCAGTAAAGTGATATGTTTGAATGGTGACTAACTTTACTGTCTTTGGAGCTTTCTTAGCTGGCTTTGGTGTTGGAGTTGAAGCAGATGTGGTACTATCTGAAGGTCCCATCTTACCAACCATCTTCTGAATTTTCTTAATTGCAGAAGCGTTTTTCATTTTACTTGCTATATCATTTAAAATAGCAGAATACTTTGCCAAATTCTTTGCATTACCAGATTTACGTGCTGTATAAGCACCATTCATTGCTTTAGTCAAAGTGACTTTATCTTCTGGTGATAATTCATCAAAATCTGGAGTTGCTTTCCATTCATTAAGAAGATAACCATGTTCTTCTAATTCGGTAATAGCTTCATTTAATTCCATATTAACCCTTCTTTAATAACTTATTTAATTCATCATTAAGTTTACGAATAATATAATGCTTAGCTACCATATCTGTATTAGAAAAATAATTTTGGTATCTTACATTATTTGCAACATTCTTTACCCAGGAAACTGTAGAAAGATAACCCATTTTAGGTTTTAACCAATCTCTTAATTTAAACATTAATAAATCAAGATTAGATATACATTCATTTTCTTCTTTTGTTTTTGGCTGTCTTATAAGTTTACCATTTATATCAATTAAACCAAGACGATATGCCTTAGTCTTTGATGGTAAAGTCTGTAAACCTTTTAAGAAAATATAAACCAAAACATTATCAACGTCTCTATAGTGTGTTGATAAATCAATCTTCTTATTTCTTTGTTGTAGAGAAAACAAAGTATTCTGTGCTTCAGTTATCATTCCATTTGCTTCAAACATTGCAGAAATAGTAGTTGCATTATTCACTAAACGGCGAATTCCATGCAATCCACTATCATCATCCAATGATTGGTCAAATCTTTTCCATAGTCTATTCATATTCTATTTATTATGGTGCAGAATAAAAGTAATCTTCTTTAGTTGCGTATGTTATAGCATCTGCAGCGTCTAACATATCTTCATATTTCTTTAATCTTTCCTTTGTTAAGAATGCATCAGGTTTAACTTGTTTCAAGACTAACTTTGCTTCTCTGAAAGAACCAGTCTGAACAAGTGATATTACTGTCAATAACTTCTGTGCAATTTCTAGAGGTGTGACTTCTTGGAAATCTGTAAAAATACATTCTTCACGGAATAATGAAATGAATTCATTTCCAATGGTAATGTTATAATCTACTTCTCCAGCTACACCATCAATTGCAGATATTCTTGATACATTAGAATTGTATTCAGTCTTAAAACGATATAAATCAACTGGTTTTCCCATAAAGTCATATACTTTATGTTTATTAAATGTATCAATTATATATGGAGCATTAACTGTCCAGAAATCCTTATTATTATAAATACACATTTCATCTACATAAACAATTCTTGAAATATATTTCATATCAGCATCCTGTAAAATATAAAAATCTTCTTCTTTTTCTCCAAGTTCTTCCATTCTAGCTTTAAGACTTGCTAGATTACTTGTATTATGTGTTAGTTGACCTGTTTGTTTATTTACTGCATAATAATGATCCATCATTAAACCTCATTACCATTAATCTTTAAATAATACTTTCTATTACCAGTTGTAGCAGATCTAAGTGTATTAGAAATTACGCCTTCACCAGAAATCTTCTGTTTTACCAAATCATCGCTAGTACCTATTTCAGTCATATAATCACCATAAGTACTAGAATTGTCAATCATAGAACTTAAAGTTGTATAATTATATACTTTTTGCCAAGATCCATTATAATAGTAAACATTATCATCATTGTCACCTGATATAGTTCCGCCTTTAATAAAATAAAAACCACCGTTTATTGGATTTGTAGGTAATGTATCTATTGGTGTAAGTGAAGATATTTGACTTGTATAACCAGATTGCATTTTGAAGACATGACCAATAATATCAGACGCATTCCAACCATATTCCCAACTACTAGGTCCAGTTGTGCATAAAGCAGATGTATATGATTTAATATCTTTTAATAAATTTGCTAAACGCAGAGCTGCGGTATTTTTACTTCCATAATCAGTCACATTACTTGGAGTATTAGATGATTTGTATGCAAATCTACCAGAAAATATAGGGCCGTTTTGCGGCATAAATCTAAATGAATCATCTACTGACATAGCACAAAATGCAATAATATCTTCTGCTCGTATATTACCAGTATCTACTCCTAATTCCCCTTTATATGGTTTTCCATTGCCAGCGTCTGAACGAACAAAACACGCATGCTGTTCAAAGATGGTATTACTGCCTTCCCAAACAAAATAATCATTTTCAGATAATGGAACTACTGTGCTTAAATCACTTGCTTCACCACCGTATGTGCCTAAAGTAGTTATATCTGTTGTAGTAACAGTATCACGATCATTATGATATTCTTTATAAACACCATTTTCGCCATTAAAGTATGCAGGCCAGTATGCATTTTCACCGAGTGACTGATTATTATGCTGATAAACAATGTAATATTTCTTTCCGGCTTTCAGTACTACATTCTGGTTATTCACATAACGCTTATATCCAGCAAGTCCATATTCAGTTGCTGCATCTGGTCCATTATCACTATTAAACGCTGCGATGTATAAACCAGATTCATGAAGAATTTTTACTCTTGCTAAATTACTTTCACCTGAATTACTTGTTGTAAAAATTTCAATTGTTTGTACTGTAGTATCTACTGAAGGTACATATTCAATTGCAACTAATTTATCACCAGCAACTAATGTTCTTTGTGCATTAACTGGCCATACCAGATTGGCATTTACGCCATCTGGACACCAATAAACTTGTTTAACTTCATGTTGAACACCACTACTATCAGTTATAACAATGCGATTAACATTACCTGTTAAAGAAGCAACGTTTGGATGTGTGACTGTAATTCCACCTGCCATAAGTCTCCTTAATATACAAAGTAATATGTATTAGGTGTTAATGTTCCAGGTAAATTACCTTGACAGTTATATACTGCAGCACCAATTACAAATTGTCCATCTGCATTTTTAGCAATCATATAATTAGGACCAGACATATTATTTGAATCAATAGCTGAAGTAGCCATTCCATTAACACTTGCAATAGTAGCATTTATAACTTGGGTTTTAGATGTTGTTCCATTATAACTAGCATCTACTTCAATTTTACCACGTCCATTATCAACAGAATAATTTATTTGTACTTTACCATTAGTTCCTTCATGATCAGCAGATGTTCCGCCAGCAACATATTTTAAGAAACCACCAGTACCTTGACCAACACCCATCCAGTTTGTTCCAATTACTTGATCATCACTATTATATCTTGTCTGACCAAATTGGAAAGCATCTTTACCTAAACCAACAATATTATTACTAGAAGCTGATACTACTAATGGACCTGTCATAGTATCACCAGTTTTCTTTACAAAATCATCTATTTCATCCCAACCATTTGTAGTGAAAGCATACTTCTTATTATCATCTAAGTCTGCTGTGTCAATACCGAGTGGACTATTTGTAGTACCATCACCTGATAAAGTAGAATCTGTATTTTTCTGCATATATCTGCCATCAGATTCTGTCTTAGAATATATCTTATCATTAAAATCACACCAACCACTAGGCACTCCATTAGTATCTGTTCTTAAAACAAGATACATATTTTTAAATGATGTATCAGGTTTATTTACCTTTCCACTAACAGACTGCAATATATCTATTGTTTCTGTTGTTGGTCTTATAACATTACCAGCTGTACCATTACCAGTAATATATGTTCCTTCACAATTAACTGTAGCTGTTCCATTATTACCATTCCAAATGGTACCAATTGCAGAGGTACCTTTATCAAGATAATTTATTGTAAATTCGATACCACCTTCTGTATGTTGACCTTGTGGGTCCGTAACAGCTCTAAGTGCCATAGTTGGTGAATAACCATGATAAATGTTAAACTCAGTATCTGATTTTCCAGCAGGACCTTCTGGCCAATAGAAAGTAATTTTCTTTCCTCTACCATTTACATCAGTTATATCATCAGCTGAAACTGATGGAGTATATCCATCATCACCAGATTCACCTTTGTCACCTGGGTCACCTTTGCCACCTTTGTCACCGCTTGGAATAACAAATGCAGAAGTAGATGGAGATTCAGGATCACCCCATTTTAGAGTAATTTCTTTACCACCTGGTACAGTTTCTACAGTAGCTAAATCAATAGAAAAACCTTGTAGACCAGTTTCACCAGTTGCACCTCGAGGACCAGTTGCTGATGTATTTGTAGATGTCCATGGAGTTGTTTCAGGATCTTCTACATATTTCCATTCCCAGAAATTTGTAGATTGATTAATCTGAAATTTTGGTGTTTTACCATTATCACCATCAGCACCTCTCAAATCATCAGAAGGTAATGGTGTCTCCATTGAAGGAGATGGACGCATTTCCCATTCAATTTTACCAGTACTTGAATTATATGATGGTCTCCAATATGAAATTTCTTGTTGACTACCTCCTGCAATAGGAACCCAACCAGAAGTAGTATAAACATACTGAGTACCAGGTTGCATACTATCAGCTGAGGTAATTGCTTCTTCTTTTAATTCTTTTAATGATTCACTAAATACATCAAGTGAATTTGCTAATTCAGATACATCATTGATAAGTTCAGTTGGATTATATCCACTAACTACAATCTTATTACCTTCAAAGGTAACGTCTGCACCACCTTTACCTTCAATATCTACTTCTAATGAATTACCATTAAACTTTAAACCTTTTCCTTTGTTAACAGTAATGTTTTTATCTGCATCAATATTAATACCACTAGAAGGTGTTAACTCCTTTGTGCCTTGTTCAATAGCATTTTTTAAAGCTTGATCATTCTCATACAAGACTTTAAAGTCTTTTTCCCATAAAAAATCACCATCAGCAGCGGTGTTTCTATTAATCTTCGCAGGTTGTTTAATATCAATATCAGCCATATATTACCTCTTATTCTTATTTATAATAAGAAAATGGACAGAAGATTTACTTCTGCCCATAGATTTTACTTAATGGAAATTCATAATTCATCAAAGTTAAATGGTATTTTATATCTTCACATTTTACTTTGTCTTGTTTAAGTATATCATTTAAATATCGATCATCTTCAACTAAATCAATCATCTCTTTCGGTGTCAATTCAAAGATATTAGTTTCTTTAAAGTATGTAGGATGATATATTGCTGCAAATCCATGAATCCAATTACCACAAATTCCTGGATTTATTATTTTGCCAAAGTTATTTTCTGCATCATTTACGATTGTTTCTATATATGTATTATCGTAAACAACGTCATCATCTATTGTTAATATCCAACAATCTTCATCTTTATGTCTTGATAAAACAGGTATAAGTTTTTTAAAGGCTTTTGTATTTTCTTTTACCCATATTATCTCAAAGTTTAAAACAGTTTCTAATTCCTTAAGAGGTTCTGGTATTTCCTTATTTGGAAATTCATCAGTTGATAAAGTTAAATAAATTTTATCTGGCTGTAAAGTTTGTTCTGTTAGATAAAATAAAGTATCACAAACGTGGTGTATTCTTTTACTCCATGATGTAAAACTTACATATATCTTTCTCATAGTTTCTTTGTATACTTTAAATTATGTTCAGGTTTTACTTGCTCATAAGTTGTTGGTGTTATATGGTCAGGTGTTAACATTCCCATCTTTCTTTCCATTTCTTTTTTAGATTTTCTCCAATAATGAACGAGTTTAATATCATCATTAGATGGATCTCTTACCTTAAATGGTTCTTCTGGATTTACCATCAAACCATCTACTGTATTTACCGCACAACTCCAAGTCATAAACGTATGAGGATTCCATTTAAATCCACCTACTTGTCCTTTTCTTACAAAAGACTTATAGTGAGTTAAGTATTCTCCTTCTGGAGTATATCTAAATGATTGTGACATTGATTGAGTTCTATCTTCTATTTCACAACCATCTTTATATGAAGCAAATTGCCAATATACACCAAATACTTTCACATCATTTTCTAAAGATGATAAGAATTCATTTATATTCTTCCATTTAGATTTATTGATGCGTAAGTATTCGTCATCATCACAAAAGAATATCCAATCATATTCTGTATTTCTTGAATAATGATTGTCATATATCTGTAATTGATTTGGAAATCCTTTTACAAGATACATTGATACATTCTTATAATTCTCATCTGTCATTTCATATACAGGTTCATAATCATTTAAATATAAAGTAATATGATCGAAACCTAATTTTTGATAATGATGAATTAAATCAAGAGTATCTTCTTGACGATATGCTTTTGTTAAAATGACGACTTCACTTTTCATTAGGCCAATTTCTTCAATACTTCTTCACTCGTAAATAGTTGTTGCTTAACGTTCTCAAATTCTGCATCTTTCTGAAGACCTAATCTAATAAATCCTTGATGACCATGTTCCATGTACCAAGAACTACCTTCTTTATGCCAATATGGGAAACGTTCACCTATATCTCCTACAGAACCACGATAACCAATTACATCTTCATACATTGTAGAACCTACATCGTAATAAATGAATCGAGGATCGCGAACACTTGCTAACTGCTTAAAGTCATAGAATGACATTGAGTTAGTCATTTGGACACGTTTAAAATCTGTAAATGGGATATTATGCTTCTTCAAAAATTCTACATTCATGAAACAATACCAAGGATGAATTCTCTTATGAAGACGATAACCACCACGGTCACCACAAATATCTCCAAATAAATCATATCCCTTATTCTTTACATGTTGCAAAATTTCATGTGGATCTGCCAAACAAATACAGTCACTATCCAATAATAATGCATACTTTGTCTTTACTTCTTGTAATGCCTTATTTACTGTATCGGCATGACCACCACCTGGATTGTCAATAAACTTAATTCCATACTTATTCAATAAGTTTCTATTTTCTGAATAATAAGCTGGAGAATTTTCATAAATCAACAATTCATCTTTAGTAACTCCAAACTGTGCAAGTTGATGCAAGCATAGAGTCAATTCTTTTGTTGCTTTATAAGCACAAATTATAATTGTTAAATCTGACATTTATACCTTACTTCAATTCAACTTCGTAATCGCCAATCTTAAAATCAACAACTACATTCAACTTTTGTGTATCTGTCATACTCAAACACAAATCATTCAATTTATCAATTGTGCAATTCTTGAAATGATAAATCATTGTTGACTTCTTACCACCAGTTAGAGTAACATCAAAATCAAAAGAAATTTTATAATCTTCCTTATTCTGTTTCCATAGAGTCTTATGGAAGAAGTAATACAAATCATATTCTTCACACTTGAAAATCATCTCAAGTGTCTTTGTATTAAGATCCTTAAAGATTAAATCTTCTTTTTCATTAGCTTCTTCTGTTGTCCATGCTGTTTCTGTTAGAAGACGTTTACTTAGAGGTTTCTTTGCAACCTGGAATTTATCGACAAAAATTGTAGAAATATGCTTCTCCATATTTTCTTCAACATTTCCAGGAACAACATTAGAAACCTTAACGTTTAACTTAAACTGATTTACTGTTGGATATACTGGCTGTTCTTTCTTACCAGTTTCAAATACACTATTATCTACTTCTTGTATCATATTTCACCTCACTAATCTTAAATATAAAAAATATTGCAATTTTGTTATTGCAATATTATATATTTTCATTCTAATTTTTCTTTTCTTTTTTGTCAGGCTTCTTGTCGAGTTTTTCTATAATCTCCATAAGAATCTCTTGTGTCTTAGCGAGATTAACTTCCTCTGACTCCTTTTTATTTTTGTCCTCATTCTTATTCATAAACCCTCCAAAAAAACCTATACAAATTATTCTACTGTTTCAACTGCTTCAACCACCTTTTTCTTCTTTGACTTTTTCTTTGGTTTAGTTTCATCAATCTGGATTTCTTCACTGTTTTCACTTGTGGTGTCTGCTTCACTAATAACTTCATCCTTTACCTCTTCAACTGGTTCAGTTTCACATTCAGTCTCCCATCCTACAAATACTGGTGTTTCTATCTGTTCAGCTGCAGCTTCTTTAGCTTCACGTTCTTCTTTTAAACGTCTCTGTTCAGCTATAAATGCTTCATATTCTTTTTCAAATTCATCTAACTTTGGTTGTGATACTGATGCTGATGCTTTATGATTATGAATTGCTTGCAACATTCTTTCTCTTTCATTTGAACGTTGTGCCTGCTGGTTTCTTAGTGCCTCTCTACGTCTAATTATATCGGCAAGTACTTTATTTGACATTGGATCTCCTTGTAATTGTTCTATTTCACTTTCAGCGATATGTTTAAATCTTAATTTTGATTTTGTTCTTGAAATGTATTTTGACATTTATACCTCGCAATGGTCTATCATCGTTTCAGGAACATTCAATATTGTATATCCAACTGGGTCTTTTGCACGTGTAGATATAATTCGTAAATTAAATAATCTTACACCTTGAATTGGATCTGCTTCAGAAACTACTTCGTAAACACATGTATCTCCTGGTGTTGTTGAATGAACATGCATGCCAGGATATAATTCACAAAATTTCTTTTCTACAGCTCCTACTTCATTACCGGTTGGTTTATATTCCTTTGCTTCTTTTACAGCCGCATTCAACTTATAGGCTACCCAATCTGGGCAACCTTTTGTTTGAACTACAGCTTTCATAGCATGCAATAAAATATTGAGTTGTTCTCTATACACTTCCATTAGCTTTATCCTTAACCTTCTTCAAAAGTTTTTCTACTTTATCAGTTGGCTTTTCCTCTTTATTTATATTTTCTTGAGGTTTTTCTTCTATCTTTGGAAGTTCTTTTTTAATGACTCTTTTATAAGCCTTGTTATTTCCAATCCACTTTGCCATATACTATCCATTTAAAAAGTTATATAATTCTCTTGGTATTGCTTGTCTAATTCTTTCTTTATCATAATCTGATAACTGTTTAAAGTCTTGCTTTGCAAAACCTTTAAATGCCATATCATCCATTAAACACTTACATATATATGACTTAGGCATTGCTTGTAAATTCAATAACAATCCTTCATTTCTATCTGGTCTTAATGAATGAACATCTTTTCCCGTAAATAAAGGAATTAACTGCAATAACCAACGACCATCTTCCCATCCAGCTTCAGAACAGAAATCCCACCAAATATCTTCAGAAAATTCTACGTGAGGACTTTCAACTAAATAAGATTCTTTTACAACAGGATGAATTAACTTTGGTCCTTGATTCTTTTTCTTTTCTTTTTCGTATTCTTTTGGATCATATTCTTGACCCTTAGAATCTCCTCTATCACGAGATGCGTTTTGAATTACATACTTTTCTTTATCTCTATCTTTATAATGTAAATCACGAACTTCAGCACCACGCTTCTTAATAAGATTTAACTTGGACTTCCATTTAATTAAACCACCCATTTTTCTGGATAAACTTCTTCTACGACGTTCACCAGCAGTAATCTTCTTTAATTCCTTAACATTACCAGTTTTAGGGTCAATTACTACACGATAATTTGGGTCAGATGAAATCCATTTAGCTTTCTTCACAGATGGTCCATAAGGGTGACCATTCTTGTCACGCTTTCTTTGATAGACCCAACGTTTATGCACAGTAGCTTCATCTACTTCATCTGTGCACAAATCTGCAATATCTTCTAAATAGTCATCTAAATAATTATCCATATATTATTTATTATAAATATAATATAAAGGAGTAAATTCATGAAATCATTAGTTATTAAGTATAAATCAAAAAAGAAAGGTAAAGTTGTCACTAAATGGGGAGTTTTGGATCCTCAGAATCCTGGCAAAATTTTACGTTCTTATGATAAGAAGGAAGATGCTGATAAATCAGCTAAGGTCACTAATGTAGGTAAAGCAACCGATACTCGTTCAATGCATGCAGGTTCCTATAATAACATTATGAAGAAACCTCTAAATGAAGAAATGGGTGAAGGTAAAACTACATGGAATGCAAATGAATGGAAACCTAATTTTGAATACTTAGCAGGCCGTGCATCAGAAGCCGCTTCTGAATGGCTAGATGATAATGATGATGCAAATGCTGAAGAATTAGGTCATTACATTGCAGATTTTATTGTTGAACATCAAGACACTGTCTTAAAAGAATTTGGTAAAGCAGTCATATTTGAAATTCTAAATAACTGGTATACCGGAGACGATGATGACGTTCATGAATTATCTGACAGTGTAGATGCTTATATAGATGATAATTTGTAAAACAAATAACTAGAGTTTCATGTTATAAATAATTATAGAGGTAATTAATATGGCAGAAAAAGTACCAGGATTTGAAGAATTTATTAAAGGACTAAAGAAGTCTCTAAACGAAGAAGAAGAAACTACTGAAACAACTGATAACAAGGAAGATATGTCTGAACTTGACGCTGAAAAAGCTAAGACTTCCGTTCAGTCTATTGTTGATGCATACATGAACAAGGACCCAAAGGATGGTCTTAAAGAACTAGGTGAAGATATTGGTAAAGCAATTGTCTACTTCGCTTGTAAAGAATATGTAACTTTCGATATGTTCAACTCTGATGTTGAACAAAAGGCATACGAAAAAATCGTTAGAGACAAAATTGAAGAAGCATATAATAAGACTTTAGTGGAATTACTACGTAATATTGGTATTACTCTAAAGAACGCTAAAAATACTTCTACAAACTAATTACAACCGGGGCAAAGGATTCGTGCAAGGTTGGGAATATGGAGGAACACTCCATATTCTTTTTTATAAATATAGTATGCTAACATTAGATAAAAACTCAGATTTTAAAAGAATTGAAACTTCCAAGATTCAATCCAAGTATTATGATTTGGATGTTAATATCGAAGGAACTGAAGTTTGGTCATTTGATGCACTAGACCAAGCTATCGAAAATGTTTTATTGACAAATAAAGGTGAACGTATTTTCAATTATTCTTTTGGAACTCCTTTAATTGAGCTTCTATTTGAGAATAACACTAATATAGATGAATTAGTAGATAAAGCTCTAGATATTATAGAAACCTGGGTTCCAATACATATAAACAGAAGCAAAACAAAATTGGAAAAAGATATAGAAAATCATGCAATTTCATTCTTTATATTCTATGATTCAAATGATATGATGATTAGAGATCACTGTTTTGCTAGACGCCTAAGAAAATAAGAATCTTTTTACTAAGGTCCATTTTACAACTAAATGGATCTTTTTTATATTAACTGCAAAAATCGAGAGATTTATTTTATAAATAATAATAAAATGGTAAAAGAGAATAGCATATAAATAGCAATTTTTAAGCAACTTTTCTTTTTTCGCAGATTTTTAAGCACATACACAAGCAAATTATCTCTTTTACCTTAGGTTGATGACTATACCATCTGTTATGTTATTTCAGAAAAATAGTTACCATAGAAGAGGTTTTTTGTAATACGAATCCTTACAAACTATTTTATAAAGTTTATTTTTATAAAGAGAAAAGGATCCTCGGCTCAATCCAATGAGTTTTAGGTGAAGTGGACCCCAGAAGAAATTCTGAATATAATAACACAAAAGAACAGCAAGTGTTCAGTGATAAAAGTTTAACGAGCTTTTTATACGCCGTCTTGAGTATTTTTGAATAGTTAAGTCCTTGTACAGGAAGACCACCAGGGTAAAGTCAAAATGTAAATCTCCTTATACGTGAGAGTCCGATATACTGAAAAGTATTATCCCCATGTTCTATAAGTCTAAAATAGGCTTATAGTTTCAAGGTCCTCTACCTGAAAAAATAGTTATCCTATAACATTTAATTCTATAATAATTAAATACATTGGATAACAGAGTTATCCAATGTGTCAATTCCTTAGGAATTGACAATTTTACTATAATAAATATTCTATAAGAATTATTGTATAGGGTTTATATGTTTAGTGATTATTTGAATAAACAATTTTATTCTTTTATGGATTCTTTAAAGATAAATTCTTTAAAGAAGAAAAAACATAAACCAATTAATGAAAAGTTTAATTTAATTGGATCTATAGAAATAAGTAAAGATAATCCATATAAAGAAATAGTTTTATTTAATTTATTAGTTAATCAAACAAAACCTTTAAATGGTTTATATGTTCATTTAAATACAATTGATTATCCTAATAAAGAAAAAGATTTAGAATTATCATTACAGTCATTATTACTTGAATTTAGTGATATTATAATAGTCAAATGGCATAATTATCCATCTGAATTTAATGTATTATCAGTCTATCCTTTTCATAGTGTAGACCATGTTTATCTATTCGATCAATATACTGAATATGATAAAGATACAGTTTATTATTTCTTTGAAAATAGAAAAGATAGAGTAATAGCTAATTTAAGTTATGATAATTTCCATAAGAAACGTATCTATAAAGATAGTATTTTTGTTTATAACTTAAATGATGATAGTTATGAATGTAAAGAAAAAGAAAATACAAAAGTACCATGTATACAAAACATGGTTAAAAAAGATGTATTTATTCCAGCATTTACAATAAATGAAACATTTAATATAGATGTTTTAGATAGAAAATATAATGGTCATTTAGAATTATTTAATATAGTCAATTCATTTATAAATGAATATGATATTGCAATTTCTAATAAAAATTATTCCTTATATAAAGAACAGAGTTTAGAAACTGAGTTATATAAAATTGTTCATAGTGATATAAAAGAAGCTTGGCAAAAAGTATTTCCAGGTTATGATTTTTCTTTATATGGAGATATAAGTATAAATGGTATTTTGAATAGTACTATTGAAGTTGCTTCTATTGGATATAATTTTCCAGAATTCTTAATTGAGAATTTGAATACAATTAGACATAAGATAATTGGTAAGATTGATAAGATTACATTATTGGAAAATAGTCATCATTATCAATTGAGTGTTAATAGTAACGTTAGAGATGTATTAGCTCTACGTATGCAAAATATCAATTATCTTAATAATATGAGTGACCAATATTTTCATAGAACTTGGCCTTATAAATTGGAAAAACCTTATTATGGTTATCACATGTATGAAGATAGTATCAAGTATCTTTATGACAAATGTGAGCAAGATTATTTGATTATCTTTAATACAAAGGTTATATTAAAGAGTGAATTATTATACGATGAAAAAGATGTATATTGTGAATATGGCGATTACATCAAAATCTTTAATATAAAAAAATTAAGAGAGTTAAATATAAAATTTGATTCATTTGATCAGTTTTTGAAAGAACTTGATCAAAAAGGTATTAAAGTAAATAAGATGGATTTGTCAGCAAAGACAATAACTATTCCATTGGATTTTGATAAATACAATGGTGTAATGTTTATCTTTGCAAGATTAAGATATAGAATTATTCAAAAATACTTGCGTGATCATGGAGTGAGCTTAGTTTATGATAAATTTTGGAATAGTCGATAATGAGAATGCTCAGCAAGTATATTACTTGTTAAAGAGTATTAAGAAAAATTGTAAGTTTGATTATACTATAACATTAATAGAATGTAGTAAAAAGAATCCTATTAAGAATGTTATTGATGGGGTTACGAAATATGAGACAGATTTTGAAGATGCATTTAATACATTAAAGTATTTTATCAAAGAAAATCTTTGTATTTTAAATCCTAACATTCTAATAAAGAAAGATTTTAGAATAGAAGATGTGTCAGAGCCATTCATTTTTGGAGAAAATTGTTATTTTTTACCTAGAACAGATGAGCTAATTGAATATAAAAAGACAGTAGATTTACCTATAGAAATATGGGATAAAGAGTCTAATTATATAGATTGGCTTTATAAACATGAACATGATTGGAAATTCTATTATGAAGATTTTATTGTATCTATGACAACATGGCATAAAAGAATTCATGATAATGCAACTTATGAAGCATTAGAGAGTTTTGTAAATCAGAAATGTGATTATACCTATAAAGTTATAATTGTTCTTGCTGAAGAAGAATTTGGAAAAGAAGTACCACAAAGAATGAAAGACTTTGTAGAAAGTCACAAAGATAAAGTTGAAATCTTATGGACTTATAAAGATACACGTCCATTAAAGAAATTAGACCCTACAATGGAAAAATATCCTGAATGTCCTATTGTCACATTAGACGATGATGATATTCTAGATGAGAATGATTTACAAAAGTTATACATACAACACATGGAAGATCCATGGTCTGTATATGGTTCTTTAATTGAGAATGGATATGGAATAGAAAATTTCGATTATGTCTGTAAATGGGTAGCAAATTGTAGAATATGGCCACCACATTGTTTATATAATTTTCCATTAAATGATTTTTATGAATACTTTGGTGGAATACTTGATGATAATTTCAATGCGGTAAGATGTTTATATAAGATGACACCTGTAAAAGAAATAAAGAATATTCAGAGTCATAAGAAGAATGATAGTGAAATTAAATTGACTTATGAATATGCAGATACAGACTGGCCTAATTTGTATTCTAACTTTATTATGCAACATTTAGAAGAGTTGCCACCGGATTTATTGTATGAGTGATATAGTTTATTTAGAAAAAGTGAATGAAACAGTAGTTAAAGTAGATTGTAATGATGAAGTAGCACATAATCTATATTGTCGTTATTCTGCTTATTCTCCTGGTTATATTTTCAATCCTAGATATAAGATGCACGTCTGGGATGGTATGATACACATGTATACTCCAAGAAGTAGTACCATTCCTATGGGTCTTTTACCTGACGTTATTCGTTATTTTGATAAAGAAGGTATTGAATATAAATTATCTAATTTCACCAATATGATTGATGAAAATATAGATGATTGGTTTGAACAACAAATGAAAGCAAATATGGTTAATGCACCATATCCTTTACGTGATTATCAGAAAGAAGCTATTTACGCAGCATTAAAGAATAAGAAAGGTATTCTACTTTCTTGTACTTCTTCTGGTAAATCCTTAATGATTTTCAATATCATTGTTACTTTATTGACACAAAAGAAATTAAAGAAGACTATGATTGTTGTTCCTAACAAAACCCTAGTTGAACAGTTGTATAAAGACTTTATTGACTATGGATGGAAGAACATTGATATTTGTGTCACAAAATTATATGATGAAGAAAAGAAGAATGTAGATTTTAGAAAGCCAGTATTGATTACAACTTGGCAATCAATTTATAAGAAAGAAAAATCTTTCTTTGAAGATTATCAAGCTGTAATATGTGATGAAGCACACCAGAGTAAAGCACAAGCATTATCTACAATTTTAAAATCATGTACAAATGCAAGTTATAAGATTGGTACTACTGGTACTTTATCTACAGAAGCATCAGATAATTTAACTATTCAGAGTATTCTAGGAGATATTTTATTTGAACTTAGAAGTAAGGATTTGATTGAAAAAGGTTATCTAACAAAAATTACTATTGCAAATATCTTAGTCAAATATCCTATGGAGTTTATTAAGACTCATAAGAATTTGCAATATCCTGAAGAAGTTAGATATGTAGAAGAATATCCTGAACGTAATAAAGCGCTAGATTTAATCCTGGACCATACTCCAGAGACTCATAATATCTTATTGCTAGTAAACCATCGTGATCATGAAAAAAGCCTCCAGGAATACCTGAAAGCGAAATATCCTAATAAGAAAGTAAGTATTATTGATGGCTCTGTAAAAGCAAAAGAAAGAGAAAGTATTAGAACTGGAATTGAAAATGAAGATGGAACTATTTTGTTAGCAACATTTGGAACTATGTCTACTGGTGTTAACATTCCTAAACTTCATGCTGTTGTATTGTATTCTAATTCTAAGAGTAAGATTAAGGTCCTACAGAGTATTGGACGTGGATTGAGAAAACATAATACAAAGTCTCATGTTATTTTATATGATATTATTGATGATTTGTCTTATTTTACACCAAGAGGTAAACATAAGAAGAATTACTTATATCAGCATTGGGAAGAAAGAACAAAGTATTATGTTGAACAGGAATTCCCACAAATTACAACTAATTTAAAATTGGAATATCATCCTGACGAGGATTCTGATGATTAAATTTGAAAAGAATTTTAGAAATGCAGATCCATCAGAGATTATTAAGAATTATCCTGAAGATTTTAAGAAGCACATTTATTTGTGCTTCAAATCTTTAGTTAGTGATGAATTAGGTGTTCGTAATCTTGTTAAGACAAGTAAAGTGACTGGTCTTCCTTATACTTGCAAAGATGAATATACTATCATGTTTGGTAATGAATGTTCTTGTTATACCATTGAAAATAGTTATCATTATATCTCTACAAAACGTTTTGATGTCGACTTAAATAAGATATATGATTATAATAGACAAATGAAAGAAAAAATCCTACAAGATAGGATTTGGGAATTATGTGAATTCTATAAATGTTCTGAATATATCAAGTATAAGAATAATGACTATTCAAATAATATAGCTTCATATTATCAAATAGTTAATAGTCCTGAATTTGTAAATTATAAAAATATGATTGATGATGTATTCGTCAATTACATGGAAAATAAGAATCCAGATATATTACCAAAGTTTAATTTGAAGTTTACTATTGGTGATGCATGTAATTATAAGTGTCCAAGTTGTAGACACGATTATAATCAAGAAGATGTTGTATTAGATGAATGTAATATTGAATCTTTGATTAAATTCATGGACTCATATAAAGCATTGACTTTAGGTTGTATGGGTGAATTCTTTTATAAAGATAATTACATGCAAATCTTTAGAAATAAAGTAAATGTAGATGGAATTACTTTATTCTCAAATGGTAGCTTATTTAATGAAAAAAATTTCTTAAGAATGCATCCAGACAATGGAAAGAAGATTAAGACAATTTATATTTCTATTGATGCTGGAACTAAAGAAACTTATAGCAAAGTAAGAAGTACTACATTTGACCTTGTATGTAAAAATCTAGAGTTCTTGAAAGAATTAAAGAAAGATATAGGATTTGAGTTGATAACAAATTATACTATATCTAAATTGAATATGAATGATGTTATTGCATTTGCAGATAAATTCCATGATAAATTTGATAAGATAATTTATAATTTTGCTAGACCTACATTTAATGGTATGGAATTTAAAGATGCTATTACAAATATGAATACAAGAACAGAGCTCACAAATACAATACATGAGCTTCATAATCAATATTCATGTATATTGGTTTAATCAAATGTTTCACTATCAGCAATATGTTTGATAGCTTCTAATTTGTGATATTTTTTATTTCTATGATATATTTTAGTTATATCATAGATTTTTTTTGTAAATTTTTCTTTGTCCCAATTGAATGTATCAATATTTGGTTTATTTGATAATAAGTCTACGTAAATAAAGCGAACTACTATATTATCTTTATTTTCACAGATGAAACCAAATGTATCATCTTTTTCATATCCAAAATAAAAATAATTGTCACCAAATGGATATACATTTATACCCAATGTTTTTATATAATCAATTACTTCTTGACTTGCATTAGAGAAAAAGACGTCCATAAAGTATTTATAAAAAAGAACCACTCTTGCGAGTGGTCTTTTTAATTTTGTTTAATCAAAGATTAAGCGTTCTTACCTGAAACAGCTGACTGTTCTAGAACTGGACGGAATGATGCAACATCAATTCCCTGTGGTTCCTTAACTACATCCAATGGATTGTAGTATTCAGGTGCAACGTCTAATGTTTTGTTGAATGGCTGACCAAATGTATTAGCTGTTGCGTAATCATCTGAGAACAAGCCTGATCCATCTGTTTCGCCTGATAGAGTATTTGCCTTTCCTGATGGAATAGTGTCAAATTCTGCATTCCAAGCTGACTGTGGAACGTTAACAGTACGCTTATTATAACCTTCTGGGTCCTTAATATCGTATGCTAACTTGGTGTAAATACCATCACGCCATGTTGTCTTGCCATTTTCATCTTTCTGAACTACGTAGTCTAATGTCTGTTCGTAGTCATTACCCTTTCCGTATAGATCTGGATTTTGTAATGTTTTGTAAGCCATTATATTTTTCCTCCTACTAAAAAATTACCATACTAGATCTGTAGACATGCCGTCTGAGAATAGACCATTGAACTTCAATAGACGATAGTAGTTTTCAGCTCCCAACATATTTGTTGCGAATCCATAACGAGACATAATACCAACACGTGGTGAGAAGTCGTTTGGATCAACTGCCTGGTTGATAACACCAGTTACGTATGGGCAGAATACTACACCAGCATCAGACAATGAAGAACCCTTATATGCTAATAGAACTTCACCGTTATCAGTTGTACCATCTTCAGATACAGCGTACTGATCACAGTATACCTTGATTGAATTGTTTAGAGTACCGATTTCTGGAGTGACTAGAGAACCGTTAACGTCGTGCTGAATCTTGTTGAAGAATGGAGCAGCTGACTGTAGGATTGTAGCCATATCTGGAGAAACTACTGCGATGTTTGCAGCGCCTCTACGAGTAGCGGTACGAATATCGTTTGCAGCCTTTTGGATCTGTGTAACGATGTTTGAATATCTTTCTTGAGACCAACGTCCGATGATACCATCGTACTGACCTTGAGCAGAGAATGTTGATTCTGGTGCCTTATTGTAAATCTTTGGTGTACATAGAGACTTACAACGACCGATTGTTTCACGGTCCATTTCTGCGGTCATTTCTGCCTGAAGAACGTTAATCATTTCAGACATCATTTCAATACCCTGCATTGCCTTAATATCAGCTGCAGATTCTAGAGAGAATGATGCTGCTAGTTTACGTGTCTTAGCAACGATAGACTGTCTTGACAACATTAGGCCTAGTTCTGGCATCTTACGATCGCCCTGCTTGGTGATTCCCCAACCTTCACCGGTCTGAGTATCAACACCAGTACCTGCATCGTATGCTCCATCAGTGTTCTGTGTAGAACCTGTGAAACCAGAGAAACGAGGAACTGCCTTCCATGCTGCTTCAACTAATTCTGTTGGATCGTTTGTCTTATAAATGTAACGTAGTGCGAATGCCAAACCAACTGGACCATTCAATGGCTGAACACCAACCAATACGTTAGCGAATAATTGTGGGAATACTCTACGTACTAGTGCCATAGAAATAGGTGCAAAAACACCCTTTGCGTCACCACCGTGTGGAATACCCTGGTCTAGACCAAGAGGTGCACCAACACCCTGTGTGAAATCTTCAGTTAGAAGATTTTCAGAAAGGTTGCCCTTATTCTGGTTTTCTAGTAGACGAGCAGTGTTCATACGAACATTATAATCTTTAATTGAAGAAACAGACAAAGAACCTGGTGCCTTTGACCATTTATCCAATAATGATGCTTGTGCTTGACTAATTTTCATTTGTTTATCTCCTATAAATAAATTATTTTTTTAATTTACTTATTATATTTATATAATTAACCAATTATTTTTTGCAAAACTACTCATCGTCGCAATAACGAGCGCTTCTTAGCAAGTCTTCTTCGTTTCTTGATAATGGGCGTGGACGTTTGTAGCCTTCGTTAATGTTTTCTGTTTTGTCTTCGACGAATGCTGACTGACGTTTTGCGCGTTGAGCACGTTCAAACAAGCGTTGACGGTCTTCACGTAGTGCACGGATTTGGTCTGCTTCTTCATCTAGCATTTCAATACAATTGTCGATGTCTTTCTTTGTTTCAGAAAAAGTCTTGTTTTCAAATAGACGATTGACTTTTGCCTTCTGACGTGGAGTCATTCCTTCAGTCTTTTCAGCAATCAATGCTTTCTTTGAATTAACTTCAGCAACTTCGGCTAAACGAAGATTTTCAGACAATTGCTTCTTCAATGACTTTTGAAGTTCTGCATTTTCTGCCTTCATTTCACGAATCTTCTTAGCACCGGTTAAGTCAAGTGGAATATACTGTTCTTCAAACAATGACTTAACGCCATCGATGATAGGTGCATACATTTCACTCATAGCTGTCTTCTGAATCAATTTTGGACCAATCTTTTCCTTGATATTAAATTCTAGATACTTGTCGATACCAGTAATAACTTTGTTTTCGATAGCCTTTAATTCTTCACCGTATTTTTCTCTGAACTTTTCTTCTAGTTGGTTGAATACGAATGCTTCTGAAGCTTCATCAAGAGATTTTGCGTATGCCTGAACCTTTTCGTTTGCTTCTTTTTCATACTGGTCTTTGATCTTCTGACAGTATAATTTAGCCATTTCTTCAGTTTCAGCGGTAATCTTTTGTTTAGCTTCTGCGATCTGTTTCTTACACCAATCTGCAGATTTTTCGGCTAGAACTCTTGCTTCTTTATCTGAGTTAATCTTTACTTTAGCTTCAACTGCTTCATCGAATGACTTCTTAATATCATTCAAGTCTTCAGCTTGAACTCCTAAAGTAGCTAGTTTTTCAAGAATTTTATCCATTTTTGATTCCTCCAAATTTAGAAAATAATTTTATTTTTATTTTCATATCTTATTTATGACTATTATAGAGCCGAATTTTGCATAAAAAAAGCTCATTGGTTTTCGCGTCCAATGAGCCCGAGAATAGCATTTTCTCTTTAGCAATTTAGCAATTTAGCTATATATTTATAACTTTCGTTTTGTCACTTTTTGCAATTAGTTTTCAGTTGGGACTACTTCGAATGATGAATAAGAGAATGTGACTGAACGTTGAATCTTACCATCATCTTCCATACCCAAGTCTACTGAAGATACAGTCTTTGGCCATACTCTATATAGACGCCATTCAACTGGTAGTTTTCTCTTCAAAGTAGAATCGAACAAAACAATCTTCATAGTACCACAGTAATCTTTAGCATAATTACTCATAGCACCACCAGTCAAGTTTCCGTTTGCTACGTCAATATCATCACGGAAGCCATGATTAAAGATTAAGTTCTGCCAATGGTGGAAAGCTGTAGATACCCATAGATCTTGGAATTCATCGAAGTTGACTGTGACGTCACCTGCAACGTTTGCCTTACCTGGATATAATAGCTTAGAACCCATATATTCAGTAGCCATATCAGTAAATTCCTTCTGAGGAATTGTGACTGTCTTTGCTCTGAACATGAATGGCTGTTGTCCAACCATATCTTGTAATTGCTGTGATTCGAATTCGATTACAACCTGGAATAGATACTTCTTTGCTAAGTCAGGAAGGTTAGCAATTTCGGTTGTAAATACGCTCATATTATTTTCTACTGGCATTTATAACTCTCCTTATTGATGTAGAACAATAGTTGGTGCAACCTGTGGCTGACCTGTTGGATCTTCCAATTTAGCGTCACCGATATGTGTATCTGTTGCAACTTGTAATGGTGCATTTAATGTGTGAGTGTGACCATCACCTGCTGGCCATACTTTACCGTCTACAATTTGGTGAACGTGACCACCGACACTTGCTTGACCTTGACAATCTGGAGCGGCAATAGCATCACTAGTATAACCATAGCCAAATTCATTCCAGATAATATAATCGTGTCTATGAGGTCCCATCCAATTAGAACCTGAGAATACGTCAGTATATCCTAACTGAGATGTATTCTCATTTAGGGTAGCCTTTTCGCATTCATTTTTCATGTATTCTGCTAAATTCATTCATTACTCCTTAATCAAGAAAAGAATGAGATTCCAAGAAATTATTTAGCAATTCTTCATTTGTTTCTGATAGATATGCAATAATTTCCTTAGCAAAATCATCACCGTTAATTTCTCCAGCATCGATAGCGTTAATGACAGTTGTTGCCATGTCTAAAGATTCTGCATCGTTATCAAAATCATCGATGCCTTCTAGAATAACATCGTAGCCAGCGTCATTTAAAACTTTCTTTGCTTCATCAATTTCTTGCATTGTTTCGCTGAAATTCTTCATAATTTTATACTCCTATATTCTATTTATATAGTTATTAGAAACCTAAATCGTCTCCACCTTCACTTTCTTCGTCACCACCTTCTTCCTTAGCGGCATCTGCTTTCTTCTTCATTTCTTCAATTTCTCTATCAAGCATAGCCTTATTTAATAGCATTTCTTCAGTAGATAGACCTAACATCTTTTCCATAAAGAACTGTCTTGAGAATAGTGGGCCTAATTCTTCTGCATCTGGCTTGATATTAGTTGGAGTTGGTAGGAACTGAGATAGAGTACCAATTGTAGCACCTCTTTTTTCAGCCAAAGCCAAATCTCTCATTCTATCAAAGTCAGTTGCTGGACACAAGTCAATATCATAAATTGCTTTATCCAAGAATTTTTCAGGATAATTTCTAACCTTTAGATGGACTAAGAATACTTGTAGAATAATATCAGCAAATCTTTTTCTTAATCTTCTATTCAATTTTTGGAATGCAGCTTCTTCAGAAGGTAAACCATCTACACCTTGAACGTATTGTTTACCAGTAATTTCATCAGCTTTCCATCTGTCTTGTGGAATTTGTAGAGCATCCATAACCATCTTCTGAAACATATAAAGGTCTTCAATTTGACCATTAAATGTTGCACCACCGGTATAAGTATCAATAGTAGTACCATTTCCAGAGTCATCCTTAGGGAAGAAGAAATCTTCTGTCATAGCGGCTACATTCTTATTTGAAATAATCATACCAGTATTTGGGTCGATGTTCAAATTCTTTCTATATTTGTTTGTAACTTCTTGAACGAATGCTGCAGCTTTTTCAGGTGGCATACGTCCACAGTAAATATTGAACAATCTCTTTTCAGTTGCACGAGTAATACGATAAACTGTCAAAGCATCTTCAATATTTCTTAATTGGTTCAATGGACGAATAGCTGACTCTAAGTGTCCTCTAACGTCATTTCTGTTTGCCCAAGTTCTACCATAGTTTACGTATGCAATCTGTTCAGGTAAGAAACGTTGAACTTCTGGATTTGAATCTCCAGCTTGTTTTAGATAGTTAATATCTTCAATATAACCTCTAATTAAATCAGAGTCTTTATCATAGATGTTAATCATACAATAAGGTGGAAGAGTATTGATACCTACTACCTTATCTCCTTTATCAGAAAGACAAATTTCCCAATAAAGCTCTGCGTCTGTCAACCATTTCTTATAGTAGTCCCATAATTGTTCTTTACCAATTACACAGTCTACAATATAATTAAATTCTGTCTTTAATGAATTGAATTCATAATCAGTGAAGTTTGCCTTATGATTTTCATTCAATTCGAATTTAGCAACTTTACCATCAGCATTAAAACAAACTGCTTCATCTGTCATAACGGTTAGTGCTTTTTGAACAAGTGGATATAGAGCCATATTTCTATACCACATAATTTTTTGATATTTGTTAGTGAATACAGTATCGAAAATTACATTACTTTGTTCATAAGGTTCACCTGGGTCTACATAACCATCGGTATAACCATTAACTAAAGCACCCCAGTCGATTTGGTCTTCACCATAACCTACTGAGTTTCTAGCAGTTTCTGTT